GCCAACTCTTGCATTCCAATATTTACACCTGCATCAGGATTAATACGAGTCACCTGTTCCTGTGGTATTCCGAATAAAGCCGCTCTTGCTCCATATCCCTGTTGAGTATAATCAGCACCACCACGGAGCATCATCAATGGGTCTGCTGCGGTGGCTCTTGATGCTCTAAATGCTCTATCACCAATACCTAAGTATGCTTCAGTATCTTCTTTCAATAAATCACGCAGATAATCCTCGCGACTCATTGCTTCAGCGGCGATACCTATATTATCTAGACCTCTACCGCGAGCCACAACTCCCTCTCTTGCAGACTGAGTTGCTCGTCTTCTTTCTTCAGGAGTCAAATCTGTCCTTTGTGTTCTTGCGAATGCTTGTTGTCTTAGCCTCTCAAGATCTTCAACTTGTTGCTGTTGCAATGGATCTGAAGCACGAACTGCTTCCGTCATACCGGGACCAAATCTACTGATTAAAGATATATCACTACCCACCTGACGCTCGGCCATTTGACCTCCAAAATCCTGTGCTCGCATAGCCTGTTCTTCGGCAAGCTGTGCCATAGGATCAGCGGCTCGCTGAGCGAGGCTCATCTGCAAGTCTTGATACTGTGGGTCGTATGTCTGACGAGTCTGTAAAAGTTGTCCCTGAAGGGCGGGGTCTGCCATTGCAGATACATAATCACGAGCAGATTTACCTACATCTAGTTTAGGTAACTTAGGTGGTTCTTTTCCACCGCCAAATAGCTTCTGTAAAAAATAAGATGGAACGCCTGAACTGTTTACCGGCTCACCTGCTCCACCCGCATCTTTGAGCATCTTTGCTTCTGCGGAATTAATATATGCGAGTGACTCACCCTCGGGAGCATTCTCGTTTAAAAGCCTAGCGGCCTGTGCCAATGGATCTTTGTTTTTATCTTTATGCATGGCGATTAAGTTTTGATGATATAATTTAAAATGATGGTTGGCTGAACATTGTTGTGTGCTGATCCCCCACCTGTTGCACTAGTATTGCCTGAACCTGAACTAACACCATTTGTGTTACCTCCTGAAGTTCCGAAATCATCTTCTGAGTCCGAGTCAATAATAAGTCCGTGGGTATGACTAGGCATTTCTGATGTTGTGAGGGTATGTGTTTCCGATCCACCTGTAGCTCCAAGGTTATCGCCATTGACCCCACCTGACAGACCTGTCAGTCGATCAGCGGAAGATCCTCCCATGTCATCCTGTCCGGCAATTACTCGGCCACGAAGGTCGGGGATATTAAATGTGGTGGAACGATCTCCTACGCCGTAGGTTTCGTCAATTATATCAAATAAATCCGAGTATGTGCTTCTCGATATAGCGTCACCATCACAGAATAAATACCCTGTCGGTGCGTTAACCCCTGCAAAAGGTAAAACTGTACCTGTGGGCATAAGTGCAGATATTGCATCGGAATTTAACTTTGCGGATGTGACCGCCCCATCGACTATTTTAGTAGCGGTGACGGAGTTTGTGGCAAGTTCGTTGGAGGTGATACCACCTGATGGTACTTTTAGTTTACCATCGCCACCGCTGATTCCATAGGTTTGACTATTTACGATGATCGTAGAACCATCTGCGGGGTCATCGAATGTCGCAAGGTCTGCGATATCCATTAATTTCTGTGAGGTGACTTGATCACCTGATGAAAAGATTTGTCCTGTTTTAAGTATTGGCATTTTTTCTATCTCCTATTGAAAGACTGAAGTTGTTGAGCGATCCGATATTCTAGCATCTACCTTGGTTGCCCTGACATAAGGTCTACCGACAGATGGTTTAATATCTGCCTGTATGCCGAACCCTCTTCTATTAACTCGTAAGCGAACCGAGGCATCTTCCGCAGTTTCAAGCTCGCTACCCAATAAGGTAGATATGCTTGAAATCTCGGAAGTAGAGTCAGGATCTTCAGTGATAAATTGTACAGTAGCATCAGATGGATTGACTTCGCTTGATTTAAGTTGCAATTCAGCACGACTGAATGTTTTACGATCCATTGTGTCAGCATCGTATTGTCTTGTAATCAACTGACTGACCACAGGAATGCCGGGGTCTACTGTAGGTGATTGTCCTGCTTTTCGTAAGACCTTATCATCTCCATCCAAGGAGTCTACCTTATGTACCCCACCCTCTTCTGTTGTCAGGTAAAGTGAATTCTGCGATCCTTCGCGAGCTACTAGCAATTCCCTTATCGCAAAGTCTGTAGAGTTTACTGTATCAATGCTCTCAAAGCCTTGGTTGATGAAGTTATAAACCAAAATAGTATTCAGCTTATTCCCATCACCTGCTCCCACGCTAGAGTCTAATGGGACTGCTAGCCAATAGCGGTTGTTAAAATAAACTCCGCATGACAGGTGAGCAAAGTCCTGATTTATGCGGTCTATGTAAGGCTGAATAGTTTCTGATATTGGTGTACCTGTGCCACGCAAGTTATATTCATCGATAAAGTTCACAGAATATACACCTTGGTCAGAAAGAAATAAAATCTGATTAGCCACCTGAGCAATAGACTTCCTAGCAGATGCTCCGACCTCGTCTGTAACCATAGTTGTTTTAACATCTGCCAAAGATCCACTCGCACCTGTAATCAGATGAATAGATTTACGATTAAATACCACCACCGAATCCTGTGTGAAACCTTTAATTCCAACTACAAAATCGCTTTTACCTGATGATATGCGAAACTGATTTCCAATCTCGTCAAATGTGTCTGAGTCTAAAATGTCTGATGATACAATCTCATCACGAATGCCTCTGTCCACAGGAGGTGATGCGGATGAATATTGGTAGGGTAACCATAGTCTACGCTGATGAAATTCACCAAATGGAGCCGCAGGTTGGTGGATGAATCCTTTGCCGAGTGCAAGTGGTTTACTGACTGTTAAGGAGTGATTTCCATCATCTTTGACTCCAATATTAAAGGTGAACTGATTTACTGTAGGTACGCTTGTAACCACCACTTCCGACCCAATAAAATTATCATATATCGTAGATTGTGAAGTATGTATGGTAAGTCTGTCACCTACCGCTAATCCATGTGAAGTTACATCCATAGTAACCACGCCACTTACTGACGCTGTACTAGAATCTGTCAGGTAAGCGGGTGCAGTATATGCTCCACTAGACACCCTCTCAAAATCCTCAAAATATTCTATCTGTGCGCCACTAACATTGAATGTCTTAGTTTGAGACTCAGTCATTGTGACTGTTAACCGTGTGGATGATGGAATACTTGCTACTTGGTAACAGTCATTCGGATCGTATTCCCAATTCCCCAATCGTGTTAATGTCACAAAGTCCCCTACCAAACGATTATGATTAGATACTGTGTCTATCGTGATCGTCTGCCCTGACTGTGATGCCGAAGTAATAGCTACACGATTAAGAACAGGACTTGCAGATAATGTAGTCTTGTTGGTTCTAAAGATATACATATTATCGAACCCCTGAGTCATTCCACATGGTGCGTCCACAGTTTCACCACCTTGCTCGTATCTACACTTATATAGCTTTGAGTCTTTAAGTCTTACGATTGAACAGAGGTTATTTGTGGCTGAGAAAATGAAGTCATCGTTCTCACTTGTTGCATCAGAAAATACCGCACTCCCATAAACTCCATTTACTGCATCGTCTTCCAAAGTAAAATTCTCAGTAGTCGATGCCACTGATGTCTGACCGACATTGGGACTGTTAACTGTAAAAGTAGCATCTGCCCCTGTATCGGCAAAGCTTACTGTTTTGGCAGATGTGTTAATTGCTGTGATTGTATGACTGCCATTGATCGATGCATCAATATCATCAACATGAACTGTACCACTGACTGCAAACTCTGAGGCCGGAGTATCCTCAAGCGTAAGAGTCACCACATTACTTGCCCTCGATGCCGCAGTGACCACATAATTAAGAGTAGTAGGAATCGCATTGCCCATCGAAGCTACTGATGTTCTTCCTTCAATGTTATACTCGATCCAATTCTTAGTCAGATTACTGTAACTTGTGTTTATTGTACTCCAAGTTTGAGATGATCCAACTAATGTAAAAACTTCATCCGTGCCTGAGTCGGCATAAGTAATTGTGCGAGTATTAAAATTAACACTAGCTAGAGGAAATGTTCCGTTAGGATCGTCTCCTGTAAACTTTAACCCATTGATCGTTACATTATCCCCAACAATAAAAGCTAAACTTGGAGTTTCATCCAAGACAACTGTCACTACATTACTTGATCGTGATGCGGATAGAATAACATACGGTAAAGTAATCGCATCATCTCCTGTTGTGATAGTTCCAAATAGAGTAGACAACCCTTTGCGGGGTTGCCATGTGCCATCGTCATTCATCCGACCATTCTTGGACAGGGCTACCTCACCGGGTTTCAACTGATTAGGTCGCAATCGAGCATTCATTCGCAGAAAGAAAGTGTCACCCTCTACCACGAATGGATCGTCTAGTTTGCCGTATGATCGGTATCTACTCACCGCTTCTTAATCTCCTGCCAAACTTTAATACTCATGTAGACAATAGTTATTGCTCCTGCAATGCATCCGAATAATGAGTCTAATGTCGATAAACCAAAGGTGGCTAATGTGCCTCCAAATCCTGTAACTGAAACTCGATCAATCATCTTCTGTTAGGTGATGGCCCGAAATAAAAGCCGAGGATTCCCATAAGGGCTGTTTGCCCCATATACGCAAGATGTCCACTTGAAAGGGTGATTGGGTCTTGGCTTGCGGGCCATGAGAAGAGTCCGAAGAGGAACTCTGTTCTTCCCTCTCCGTTTGCGTTCGTGATTGAAAGGAACTCGGCAGAGGGAAAGAGCGTACAGAGCAAGACGCAAAGGCACAAAGTGCCAATACCCATAAAAGCAATAATACGGCGAGAAAAATCCCTGAACTCATTATTACCTCCTTCAGCCAACTGAGCTTGGAGCTTAAGAAAATTTTCATTTGCACGACTTTCTCTTGCCACTTCGAGTTCGTGCTTTTGGCGGCGAGCCTCAAATAACATTCCAAACCCACCCTTGAGGATAGCACCCATAGCTGT